TTAGAAGTCCACATAACTGGTGAATTTATCTATTGTTTCCTCGGTGGCTTGTTTGGTAACATGAGCATAGGTCGATAGGATTACGCTCACATCACTATCCCCAGCTTGCTTTTGAATTTGTTTTATTGTTAGTTGATTAGATTCAATAGCAAGTGTTATCCAAGTGTGACGTAAACCGTGTGGTGTAATACGTTTCAATCTCTTTTTGTTATCATTATTGTATGAGTCAATAACTGCATCCATCCACTTGTTTGGTTTCATCATAGATAATAGTTGGTTGTGAGTATTAGGAAATATCCATTGGTTCCGTGAACCAGTATTATATCCAAGTATAAACATTTCTTTGTGCATTGTACTTATCCAATGGTTCAAAATATCCGCAGTATTTTGATCTAAGTGTAAAGTACGATAGCCATTAATAGTTTTAGGTGTACCAATAACCTGGTGGTTATCAATATCTCTTGTAACAGTTTTATTAATTAATATTGTCTTATCTTTATAGTCAAAGTCAGCAACCTGTAAAGCCAATATTTCAGCTTTCCTGGCACCCGTGAATGCAAGTAATCGAAACAATGCTACTGCTTTCTCGTTTCTACCACCATAGTATTTATTAGTTTGATTTATGAAAGCCTGTAACTCGTTCTTATCCCAAAATTTATTATCATCAGCATTTTGTATTTTAGCCTTCTTTTTTGGCATAATTACAAGATCCATAGGGTTTTCATAGATGATACTCAAACGTCTGGCTTCTTTAAAAACAAGATTGGCATAGTTCTTAATCTTTTTATAGTCTGAAAAATCATCATACCAACCGTTTACTATCTTTTGACAGGTAGTAACGGTTATTTTTTTTATCTTATATTTCCCGAAAGCTGGCAAGATATGTATTCTAAACATTCCTAAGACGTGGTTTAGCGTGCTTTCCTTGACTGTTTTCTTATAAGACTCAATGAAACTATCGTACACGTCTTTGTACGTTGCGTTAGTGTCTTCTTTAAAACCGTGATTATCTAAGTCAGCCAATTGATGAGCTACATAAATTTCACATTCTTTGCGTGTCTTAAAACCACGTTTTTGTCGTTTAGTTCTTTTACCAGTTAATGGATCAGCAGCAATGGTGTACTGGCAACGCCAAAATTTACTACCATCTTTTGTTTTGTATTGTGTAAAACTTGCCATAGTTTAGTTTCCCCATTTCTAGCTTTGCACGGCGCGTTATGGGGAGATGGTTAATTAGTTAGTATCTTTTTTATTTGTGTTTTCTAATATTGCATTTGTGAGTTCTGTAAAATGTTTACGAATTTCTTCCTTAGAATTTTTAGACTGTCCTAATTGGTACAAATTAAGAGTATTTATTAATTCGCTAAGTAATCTGATATTGAACCTATGTATATCTATATCTTTACCTTTACCGTTAATCCGTGCAAATCTAACAGAATTAGAAATTAATTCCATTGAATCAATCCCATAACCATCATTTAAAACGTCTTCTTCTAAAAATGACAAAACATTGTTTATTCCATTGTAATAAGAATTATTGATGAGTTCGTCTTTATCCTTTTGGATTCTTTTTTGAGTTTCACGATCTAATTTTTCAAAAGCATCGTCTTCATTAGAATTACCTGATATATAAGATAAGGATACATCAAAAAAATCAGCCAATTGTTGCCAAGTTCCTATATTAGGTTCAGTTTTACCATTTTCATAGTTGCTAAATGTTCCTCTTTTGATACCAGTTTGTTCTTCTACGTCGTCTAAAGTTAGTTTTGCTTTCTTTCTCAGCATTTTTAGCCGATTTTTATTATTCATATATTATTAATACACCTTTCTATATTCATGGTAAGAATATCAACTTTAAGTAAAGTGTACAGCAAGAACATTCAAAAAAATAGATTAAATCAAAAAAAATCAAAAAAATAGATAAAAGCCATTGCAAAACTATGAAACCAAGGATATACTGTTAAAGAAATCTAAATATTAGATTGTAAAAATATCAATCTAAATATTAGATATGAATTAACCATAAAGATTAGGAAGTGAATAAAATGACTGAATTACCAAGATACATGAAACTTGGTCAAGCCTTAAAGTATTTGAATATTGGAAGTTACAACACTTTATACAAATACATTGACCAGGGTCTTAAAGTTTCAATTGTTGGTGGTGTTAAAAGAATAGATCAAATAGATTGTGACAAGTTCTTAGAATCTAAAAAAATATAACAGTAGCTTTGCACGGCGCACAGTTATATATGGAGATGGTACCAATGGAACAAGAACTTATAGATGCACTCCAGGCATTAGGTGCAGACATCAGCGAAGTTACTCGTGATTACATATTGTTTGAACACGATGAGTTTTTAACTGATGGTACATCAGACCTATGCCAGGATATTTCTGACAATGCAATGAAGGCAAAAGAGATTTTTAAAATTTATGAATCAATGAAGGAGAAATAATTATGTTTGAAAGTGACGAAGAAGAAATGAATTTCCTTAAAGCACAAGATGAGGATATTCAAGAACACATTAATAATATTGAAATGAACTTAGAGGCTTTAAAAGGAAATAGCACGATCACAGTGAACGATGGTGAAAAGAAAGTAGTTGTACCAGCTATCGTATTAGCAGATGAAATTGCTCAAGATGCTAAAGCTATCAGTGATGCTATTTTATTACAGTAATGAATCAAAAAAAGGCAAGAAAAAAGGACTTGCAAATACCCACCGAGGGTTGTAAGTCCTACACATAGCAATTAATACTTGCCTTAATTATACCAAAAATTAGGGAGATTTTAAACAATGGAAAATGAATTAGAAGATATTATTTGTATGAATTTGAACAATAAACAAACGATTGATCTAGCGACAGCGTTTATAGATGCGGTTCAAACCGTGTCAACCAATGATACAGAGACGGCTAGAGAATTATTATTTTCTCGAGGATATATTTCAAGATTGTATGAAACACTTGCTACCGTGTCGGCTTCAATTGATACAGTTGATAGTCGATTAGGTGATTTAATTGAAAAACTCCCCAATGAGGATAAATAAATTTGTTTGTGTACGCAACAATAATAAGGAAGTGAGAAATTGACCACTTATGAAATAGCTTTAGAACTAGCCAAAAGAAATATATATTACTATCCTACCGCACCTGGTAGTAAGTCGGGTATGAAAGATACCCACGGTTTCAGTGATGCCGTAAATGATGATTCTATGGCGCAGGAATGGTTTCAAGAAACTAATAACAATATCGGTATTAATTTAAAGAAGTCGGGCTTAATGGTGGTAGACGTTGATATGCACGGCAATGGCAACGGCAGACATAGCCTATTGAAGGTATTTAAAACATATGGACGGTTACCAGATGATACGTTAATAGAACGAACACCCCACAATGGAATACATTTCTTTCTAAGAGTTCCGTCGGGAATCACGACTAAAAGTAAGACAGGTGCTTTCTTTGACCAGTCTGGTATTGATTTGATGTGCAATAACATTCTTATTGCTCCTAGTACCATTGATGGATCTAGTTATGCTCACGTGTCTGGTTCTTATGATGATATAAAACAAGCCCCCACCTGGTTACTAGAGTTTGTCCAGGATAAGCCAGCTAATAATATTAGTTCTGGTACGCCACGATTTAAGAAGTACACAGGAATTTTGCTGGACAAGATTGTTAAAGGAGCCACCAAGGGACAACGCAACGATTTCATTACAAGTATTGCAGGTTCAATGTTAGCAGTTGGTACCAGTGCTAGTAATGTTTATGAATTATTGTCGGTTATTAATAATAGTTTCGTGTCGCCAAGTTTACCACAAAAGGAACTTGAAACTATTTACAGATCAGTTCTTATGAGGGAAATAGCAAGATTGAAGGCGGACTGATGGAAGAAAAGCTAACAAGTTTAATGCAAGAAGCAGACCAATTAAATAGTACGAAAATAGTAGAAATTGAACCATGGAAGGAACAATTCCTTAAAACTGATAAAGGTACGATGCGATCTAGTTCAAGCAAAAATGTATTCTTAATACTTCAAAATGATGCCAGATTGAAAGACCTACTTCAATACGACGAGTTTTCAGAACAGCTTCAAAAATTGAAGCCTAACCACTCACTTGATACTAAACCAGGTGATTGGCTAGATAGTGATGATTCTAAACTCAAATTGTTTATTGAGGATAATTACAATTACGTTCCTACTAAAGATGCTATCAGTGATGCAATTGTAAAGTTTGCTATGGATCACTCTTTTAATCCCGTCAAGCGACGTATTGAATCGGTCACATGGGACGGTGTGAAACGAGTTGAAACTTTTTTCATAGACTACTTAGGTGCAGAAGATACCGAATATACACGTGAGATATGTAAACGTTGGTTAACAGGTGCAGTCGCTAGAGTTTATAACCCTGGTGTGAAGTTTGAAATTGTTCCTATCTTATTTGGCGGTCAAGGTATTGGTAAAAGTACCCTAGTAGGTTCTATATACCGTGATTACTTTTTAGATGAGCTAGAGTCCATGGGTAAAACTAAGGACGACTTCCAGCAACTAAAAGGTAAATGGATTGTAGAAATTGGTGAGTTATCAGCCATGCGTAGAACTGATGTGGATCACGTCAAGGCTTTTATATCATCACAGTTTGACAATTACAGACCGTCGTACGGACACTACACGACAGATCACCCACGTAAAAATGCTTTTATTGGTACTTCGAATCCACCAGAGTTCTTGAAGGATAAGACAGGAAACAGACGTTTTTTTCCTATTGAATGTAATGTTCAAGAAAATAAAAAGGACCCGTTCAATATAGATGATGCTGATATTCTGCAAGTTTTGGCAGAAGCCAAAGTTTTATATAACAATGGTGGACAAATCTTTATAACAGATTCCTTACAGAAGATTGCAGAGAAATATCAAAAAGATGCTATGATTCAAGATCCTAGCGAGGAACAAATATTATCTTATCTTGATATGCCAGTACCAACCAATTGGAATGAATATCCTACTGAAAACAAACGTTATTATTTTAACGATTATATGAACGATCGTACTTGTGTTGACATGGACAAAAAGCCAGTTAAGGAAACTACACCCATTGACCAGGTAACCACCAATGAAATTCTACAAGTTGCTTTTCATATTAATAACGATCAGCTGATTTCTGCATCACGTGGAAATGTTGGTAAACAGATTTCTGATGTTATGAATAGCTTACAAGATACCTGGCACCGTGATAATCATGTAAAAGTTAACGGTAAAAATAAACGTGGGTATAAACGTAAACAATAAGAATGGTACATGTGTACATGTTAGGTACATGACATGTACCATCGTTAAAGCCCGACATATCAGACGTTACGGAGTTAGGTACATGTGGTACATGTAAATACCAAAGTATTAAAAAAAGGATAGTAAGGACGTACAAGCGTGCGTTATTTAAAAGTTTCATACCCACATGTACCATGTACCCAGCTGGTAAATAACTTCTCTATCCTTTGTGGCTCAATGACTACATACGTGGTACATCACATGTACATGATGTACGACATGTACCAACTCACTAAGAAAGGAACACACAAATGGAACTACAAGATAATTACACCCGACTATACAGGTGGATAAAGCAACGACACCACTTGGTTAAGAATAAATTACCCCCCACTATCGGGGTATTAGATCCCGATGGTTACGATGATCCCATTAGATTTTTAGACCTGTCACCGTTGGAGCAAGTGGAGCTGGTTACGTGGGTACTCAATACATTGGCACCCAGTAAAGGAATTAATTACGCTGATGATTCTTACAGTCTTAAACACTATTTCAGTGATTCAGGTTGTGGCTTTTACATTATGAATGGAATGTTTAAAGGTGCAATGTTGGTCGCTGGTTTTAAGGTTGCGGACAAGCAGAGTAAGAACTGGTGCTTCAATATTAAAACGTCCAGTACCACCAACCTATATCGTACGAAGGCAAACATTATTGATAAGAAAATTAAATATTAAATTAATTGATTGATCTAATTTAAACAGAAGGTAAATAAAAATGATTAGAGTATTAAAGTATTTTGATGGTAAAGATATTCAAGAAATTAGATTGGTTAAAGATAAATTGAATATTGATGAACATGATGGAAGTTTAAATATTTATCACAACGATCAATTAGTTAAGACAATCTTTACAAGTAATTATTCGATTGACTTCAAAGATGAAGATGAACAACGTACTGATGAAGACATTATGAGCGATGAGCACGGGTTCTAGTTATGGCTAAACCAAAGAAGTTTTGTGCTAAAGCAGGTTGTAATGCTTTGATTGATTTCGATAAAACTTATTGCGACAAACACAAAAGTAAATATCAATGGCGAAAGTCTTATGAAGGAAAGTATTTACAGTTTTATCATTCAAAAGAATGGAAAAAACAATCAAAATTATTCTTATTACAAAATTCGCTTTGTATTGAATGCAAAAGAGAAGGAATTATAAGAAAAGCTGATTTGGTCGATCATATTATTCCACTAAAAGACGATTGGAGTAAACGCCTAGATTGGAATAATTGGCAACCCCTATGCCAGTACCACCACAACGAAAAAACCAGAGCAGAACAATATTCAAAGCCCCATCACAATTTACCCCCCACCCAAAATTTTTAACAGATGAACGCACACAACTTTTCTGTGTGTAAAAACTTAAATAAAAACGCTGTTATATGGCGATTTAAGCCGTTTTAAGGCTATTTAATAGAGAAAGGAATGATTTAATGGCATCAGGCGGAAAGCCTAAATTAACAGGCTTCACAGGCGATACAACTAAGGAAACACAAGCCGAAAAGAAGCAAGCAGAGCAACAATTATTCACATATGCCGAACTAAACAGTACGCCCCCTACCTGGTTAAAAGGAACGGCAAGAAGTGAGTGGAAACGGCTTGTACCACTACTCAAAAAAGATACTCCCATCAGTGAATTGGATCGTAATACATTGGTTAGTTACTGTAATACCAGTGCTTTGATTATTGATTGCCAAAAAGAAATCAATGCTCATGGTTCATTCACTGAAAGCGGTAAGAAAACAAGCTACCTTATCACACAACAACAAGCACAACGCGATCTTAAAGGTTTCGCAACGAGTTTAGGACTAACGTTAGAAAGTCGCGCCAAACTTGAATATGGCAAGGCAAAGAATACTACTCCAGATGATGATTTTAAGGACTTACTAGCGTGAGTTATGCCGAACAATACACCGATGCAGTCCTAAACGGTGACATCATAGCTGGTAAAAAGATTATCCAGGCTTGTGAGCGATTCAAGAACGATCTAAAACGTCAAAATACAAATGAGTTCCCTTATTATTTTGATGAAGAAATTGAAAAGAAAATAATAAAATTTGTGGAGTTGCTACCTACCACCGATGGTAAGAAGTTACACCTGGCGACGTTTCAGAAATGGATATTATCAAATATTTATTCCTGGCGTGAAGTCGACACTGGCAACAAGCGTTTTGACCGTGCATTTATCAGTATGGCACGTAAGAATAGTAAGACCTATATAGCTTCTACAATGGGTGCTATTGCCTTGCTGATGGAGAAAGAACCGCAACAAGGTAGACAGATACTATTTACCGCAAACGCCTATAAACAAGCTAGATTGGCTTATGACATGATGGCTAGTGAGTTAAGACAAGTGGTAAAAGCATCACCATATATAAGGCAACGTTTAAAAATTGGAAAGATGCAGATTACTGATAAGGATAGTAATAGTTTTGCAATGGCTTTATCAAGTGACACCACAACATTAGATGGTTATGGTGCAACTCTTGGAATTGTAGATGAGTACCACCTAGCTAAAAATAGAAAAGTTCTTGAAGCAATCAAAACTGGTATGAATAATCAAGCCAATGCGACACTGGCGGTTATTAGTACCAGTGGTGATGATACTAATTGCCCGATGTATGAAGATTATCAATTTTTGAGTAAAGTTCTTGAAGGCAAAGAACATGCAGACCGCTACTTTATAGCTATATGGGAGATTGACCAGGAAGATAAAGAAACTTTACTAGAACACCCAGAAATATGGATTAAGGCGAACCCATTGTTTGAAATTGAAAGTGTTAGAAAAACCATGACAAATACGATCCGTGATGATTTACAACTAGCCATTAAGCAAGAAAATGTTGCGGGTGTGTTGGTTAAGAATTTTAACACCTGGCAAAATGCTAAAACTAATCAATTTCTTAATATTGAAGATTGGCAAAACACACTTGTTACCGACAAGCCAGACATTAAAGGCAAACCAGTCTATATCGGTATTGATTTATCCAAGACTAACGATTTATCCGCGGTCAGTTGGTTAGTTCCTTTAAGCGGTGGCAAGTTTTATGCTGATAGTTTTAGTTTTGTTGGTAGTAAAGGTGGACTTGAGCGGAAAGAGCGACGAGACAATATTAGTTATACCAAGTTACAAGACCGTGGAGAGTGTGACATTACAACGCTTGATAGTGGCGTTATTGATTACTCTAAAATTTACGACTTTGTAAATAATTTAATTGATAACAACGACCTAGATTTACAGGCAATTTGTTACGATCCCTACAATATGAACACCCTTCTTACAGACTTTGAAAAGCAAGGCTATCCAATGATAGAAGTACGACAAGGTGCTATCACTCTATCGGTTCCTATTCGGGAGTTTAGAGAAGCTATTTATAACCGTGACATCATTCATGGTGATAACCAACTTTTGGAGTATGCCGTTAATAATTCGGTTATAAGATACGATTCGCAGAACAATGCCTTACTTGATAAGACACATTATGAAACTCGTATCGATCCAGTAGCAGCGTTATTAGATGCCTGGACAGTTGGAAAATCATATTTCAAAGATGTTGAAGGGAGTAAAGCAAACAATGACTTTTATAAATCAGATGATTTCAGTTTTTAAAAGCTATCTACCTACATGTGTATTAATTATAGGAATGATTTTATTAGTAGTAGCACTATTCTTATTGTTCGGTTTCAAGTGGGCTTTGTTATCACTGGCTTTATGTGTGATAGCAATTGCCATATTAATTAATAGAGGGGTGTAACTGTATGGAACGCCCTAGGTCTCCGACAAAATGAACTCGGCTGAAAACTCAGCTCAGTACAGCGGAAAATTCCGCTCTTGTTCAAAACGATAGCGAAAAAACCAATTAGAAAGGAGGTGAAAAATAGATGTTTTTTAAACCAGTAAAACAAGACCCTGGAGATGCTTTTCTTGATGCCGTTGTTAGTATGCAGACCGATGATTCTAACGTTTACTATGGTGCAAAAGCTATTAATAATAGTGATGTGTTTAGTGCAATTAGAATTTTAGCCAGTGACGTAGCTAGTAGTCCCATTCAATTATTGCGTGGTGAAACCCTGGCAAAACAGGATAAGTATTATAACCTACTAAACAACAAACCTAACGACTTAATGGACGGCTTCCATTTAAAGTTTGCATTGATGGCAAATCTATTACTTAATGGCAACTCATATGCAGAAATTGATGATCCAAACGATCCAAAAGAATTAAAGTTTATCAAAAATTCTAGTATGACTGTAAAGCAAGATGAGGACACAGGAACCTTAATATATGAAATTTCTGATTCAAGAAATCATACACGTCGTGTAAAGCCAGACCACATTTTACACTTCAAGTATTTTAGTCAAGATGGTGTAACTGGCGTTAGTCCTTTGATGAGCTTGAGAGATGAATTAAACATTCAAAAGTCGGGCAATAAAATGTTAGCTGGCTTCTATAAGAATGGTATTAATTCAAACGGTATTTTGAAAGTAAACAAGTCAGACCTAGATGCAGAGGCTAAAGGCAATATCAGAAGTGAGTTTGAAAAATCTAATGCTGGAGCTGGTAACAGTTCAAGAACTCTAGTAATGGATAGTTCAATGGACTATACCCCACTAGAAGTAAATACCGATATATTGAAGCTAGTTAATTCTAACGACTGGAGCAGTAAACAAATTGCGAAAGTATTCGGACTTTCAACTTATCAATTAGGTGTAGAAGAAAATCATTCCAGTGTTTCCCAAACTAATATGAACTATATCAATGGTACTTTGAGCCATTACTTCAATGTATTTACCGCCGAACTAGACTTTAAGTTTTTAAGTCATGCTGACAAGCAAAGTTTCAGATTCAATACTGATAGATTGTTTAGCGTTGATCCTGAAACGACCACAGAGAACGTGATAAAAGCAGTTCAAGGTGGTGTTTTAACCATCAATGAAGGAAGAAAGAAAATGAACCTTCCAGCCGTAGATGGTGGCGATAGTTTACTTGTAAGTTTGAATTATGTTCATCTGGATAACATGGACAATTATCAAAATAATAAAGATAACAAAGGAGAAAATTCAGTTAATGAATAACGATGAAAAAGAAAAACGCTTGAACACAGATGCTAGCTTATCCGCTCAACCTACCAAAGAAGATACGGGAAATAGCACTGATTCAAACGCCAATAAAGATGATAACACAAAGGACGACCAACAAAACGGCAAGTCTTTAAGTGGATACGCCATAACATTCGGACAACCTAGCAAGGACTTAGGTGGGTTCACAGAAGTTATTGATAAAAACGCCCTTGATGATGTGGACTTGTCAGATGTATACATGGTTTCAAACCATGATTTTAGTAAGGTATTAGCAAGTACCAAGGCTGGTACTTTAAAGCTCAATGTGGACGATAAAGGTTTACATTTTGAAGCACAACTACCAGATACAACAACCGCTAATGATACGTATGAAAATGTAAAAGATGGCAACCTATCAAGTATGAGTTTTAGTTTTGCCGTTGCAGATGATGGCGATACATTTACCAAAGATGATGATGGCAATGTAATTAGAACTATCAAGCAAGTTAAGTCATTATTTGATGTATCAGTTGTGGCAATTCCAGCGTACGATGATGCAAATGTTCAAGTAAATAAACGATCTTATGAAGAATTTATTAAAACATTCAATAAAAAGGAAGTTAAAAAAGATATGACAGAAAAAACAATTTTAGATGGTAAAAACGTGGAAACAAGAAGTTTTGAAGACTACATTCGCTCCGAAGGTGAACAACGTGACGGACTTACAACAGAGTCTGCAAAAGTTGTTGTTCCTAGTGAAGTTATCAATGATGTATTTGACTTGAAACAAAGCAAGTATAATCTGGCTCAATATGCAACTGTTAAGAACGTTGGTACTCCAGTGGGAACATACCCCGTAGCAATTTCTCAAACAGCCACACTAGCAACCAAGGAGGAACTTGCACAGATTGCAGACGTTAATGCTGAAATGTTTAAAGGTGTCGATTATAAGGTATCTACTAGAGCTGGTAAGATTTATCTATCTAATGAACTTGTGGAAGATTCAGAAGTTAATATTATTCAAGAAGTAAAAGCCCAACTTCAAAAGATGGTCGAAAATACAGATAATCAAAATATCGTTAAATTACTAACTTCATTTACTAAGGTTTCAGCAACTAATCTAGATGACTTGAAGAAAGTTTACAACGTTGACTTAGATCCAGCTCTTGATAAAAGTGTTATTACTAACCAAAGTGGTTTTAACTGGCTTGATACTTTGAAAGATACAGACGGTCGTTACATTCTACAACCAAGTATCACTGCTGTAAGTGGTAAACAATTATTCGGTGCTGATGTAATTGTAATCAGTGATAAATTGTTACCTAGTCCAAAAGCAGGCGTACTACCAATGGTTATTGGTGACATTGCTCAAGCTGTATTTGTTGCTCGTAAGAACCAAGTACAAGTTCAATGGGATCAATTCGATTCATATTCTCAAGGACTTGCTGTTATCATCAGAAATGATTATGAAAAGATTGACGAAGATTCAGCAAGATATATTGAAGTAACACCTGCAACCGCAGTAACACCTGCAACCGCTGAAAAGACAGCCTAGCCAATAAATTGGTATTGCCACTTTTGGCAATGCCTTTTTTGATAGATGAGGTCGTTTCAACCGACCACAAGAGGTCTGCACAATTTTGCGCAGTCCCCTCTTTTAAGTTGCTCAATACTTTTCCCCGAAATTGGGGTAAAGGACAAAATTGTCCTAAACGATCTGTTTTAACTAAAATACCTGGACTGTCAAAATGGAGGTTCAGCTCAAGAAAGGAATTTAATATAAATGGTTACATTACAAGATGTTAAAAATAGTTTGCGTGTGACACACGCGCTAGACGACACTCTTTTACAAAATTACATAGACACTGCACAAGATTACATTGTAAACGCCGTTAATCACAACGTATCAGTAGATGAATTTGATAAATATAAACAATTTGATTTTGCTATCAGTTTACTGGCTCAATATTGGTACAATACCAGGAACACCGACACTGATAAACAAGTACCAACAGAAGTATTAGCGATGATACAACAGTTACGGGGGCGCTTAAATGAAACAGCTGGTTAATAACCCTAGTGAACTAACAGAAGTAATAGATTTCTATGGCAAGACTTATGAACAAAATGACGATGGTGTAATGGTTCCTAGTGAAGGTAAAGTATTTACTACCTGGTGTAAAGTTCTAAGTGATTTATTCAATGACTATAAGACGGAAGCTGGCAATTTTATGAGTAGTAAAACTTCCTTTGTTATCCGACACGAACAACCAGAAGAAATTGATACATCTATGGAAGTTCATTGGAATGGTAAAAAGTATAAGATTGATAAAATATTAAAAGATAATAGCTATAAACAGTATGATACTGTGGTTTGTACGTTTGTAAAGTGA